GCTAAGTGAAACGACGCTAAGTGAAACGACGCTAAGTGAAACGACGCTAAGTGAAACGACGCTAAGTGAAACGACGCTAAGTGAAACGACGCTAAGTGAAACGACGCTAAGTGAAACGACACTAAGTGAAACGACGCTAAGTGAAACGACGCTAAGTGAAACGACGCTAAGTGAAAGTAAAAACATTATATGTAAAAAAATATAAATAGCTCATCATTGATTTATTTATATTATGTCTGCCTCTATATTTTCCCAATTTGAAGAGTTAGAGAAACAAGTATCTAATAACCATCCCGAATACCAATATTTGTATCTTATACATAAGATTTTAAAAGAAGGAACTATGGAAGAAGGGCGAAATGGAAAAACAAAGTCGATTTTTGGAAACAGTATGCGGTTTTCATTGCGAGACGGCACGCTACCATTGCTTACTACAAAACGTGTTGCGTGGAAAACTTGTTTTAAAGAGCTAATGTGGTTTATACGCGGCCGCACCGACAATGCCGAATTGCAAAAAGAGGGCGTCCATATTTGGGATGGAAATACCACTCGCGAATTCTTGGATTCCCGCGGCCTTAACCATTATCGCGAGGGATTAATCGGCCCCGGATACGGATTCCAATGGCGGCATTTCAATGCAAAATATGATAGCAATACCGGTGATATAGAAAGTGATTCGTGGGCCGGGATCGACCAGTTACAGCAAATTATTGATGCACTCAAAGACCCAGCTCAACAAACTAGCCGTCGTCTTATTATGACTGCGTGGAATCCTACACAATTAAACGATATGGCTCTACCCCCGTGCCACATTTTGTCGCAATTTAATGTTCGCGAAGGCAAATACTTGTCGTGTTCCCTCTATCAGCGCAGCGGAGACACCGGACTCGGCGTGCCTTTCAATATTGCGTCTTATAGTTTTTTAACTCATATTTTGGCGAAACACTGTGGATTAGAAGCCGACGAATTCGTCTATTATTTGGGCAATGCTCATATTTATGATGATCATATTGAACCATTAAAGCAACAATTGGAAAGAGAGCCGTATAGCTTCCCTAAAATTACGATAAATAAAAAACACAATAATATTAATGACTACACGCTTGACGACATTGTGTTCTTGGAAGAATACAAAAGCCATCCCACAATCAAAATGGATATGCGCGCATAGATATTATTTTATTTGAAATTCCATCACAGTGCAAATTTTATTGGGATCGCACTTTTCAAATTTCCGCAAATACGGGTAGTTTTCGAGTGAGCAATCGACCACTTCGAATCCATAGCGCTGATAAAAGGAAACGGTTTCATCCACCGAACTCAAAACGATTTTCACCGATTTGTCTGTTTCTTTAGTTTCTTTTTTTATATTTTCAACAAAGCCATCAAGCAGTTTTCTCGCATAACCAAGATTTCGAAAACATTCTTGAGTGCATATAATCATCAAATAATAGTTGATTGATTCAGTTTTTTTATTATATTGTCGTGAATATACAATACACGAAGAACATCGTCGAATATTAAAGACGTCATCCATACAGTAAAACACCGCCTGATTTGATTCATATTTTAACAAGTTTTGAATATAACATAAATTGAGTGTTGGGTAAACAAAATATGTAAGCAGCATTTCCAGGTCATTTTTGTATTGATCTATTTTTTCGACGATTTCCTCTAACTCGCTCGTATCTATGATATTATTAATGATATCTTTTCCGAAAAATATCATTTTTTTAATTTGTAAAGTTTTTTGAAATCTACTTAAAAGTTACGTTGACCTTCAATTTTATTTTGATTTTGATTTTGTTCGTTTTTGGGTTTTGCTGGATTTTTTTATTTTTAGAATTTCAATCACTTTTTTGAAATTAGCAATGGTAAGTCCAGGCACATCTTCGGAAAAATGTTTCGTCATAATATTGCACGCCCCTTTTTTCATTTGTGTTTTCAATTCCGAATCACCAATACCATACACATAACTTGAAATTAACTCTTGGAAATTGCGGCACTCAATTAAAATGATGTTATCTTTCAAAGGCATACGCGCCGACACACCCTCTATATCTTGATATTCAAACCAGTCATAATCTGTTTGTTCTTCACTTCCATTACTGCTACTTTCATTCGCAATCGGGTCTTCAATAAAGTCAAAATAGCTGCACAACGAATAAATTGGGTCGCCATAATGACTATTTGTTTTTTCAAGGACATTTGACTCCAAAAACACCCCCTTTCGTAATTTATCTATAATTTCGGAATCAACCATTTTGTTCATAATAGTGGGCTGCAATATAATTTTTTTAATAATATTGGCTGCATCTCTATCGTCCACTTGAAATATGCGTTCTATATTGTTCTTGAGCTCAACGTATAAACTATAATTATTATGACGGCAATTTACAGCAAGAGTGTCCTTGAAATATTTGGCTTGTTTTCCTTCACGCTTCTTGAAGTAATAATATCGGTCAATCCTGTACATAATTAAAAACAAATAATTCTTCAATATTTCGACGTCGGTTTTTTTAATTGCTGTAGGTTGGTTGGTGGCCATATATGATTTTAACATTTCAGATACGCAATCGTGTATTTTTGTTATATGTTTTAGACGGACCTCGGTTTTTTGGTAAATGGTCTCGATGCTTTTCTTCTCGTCTGTAAATAGCGTTTTTAACACGGTAAACACATTCTCTATTTTAGCAGCAAACGTCATTTGTATTTTAATACAGGTATCATCAATGTTGAAAAGTCTGTCGGAAACTTGGTTCTGCAAATAATACAAATTCGTATTTGGTTTATGATATAAAATACGTTCGGTCGGCTTATCAATAATTAGTTCCTTGGGGCTATCATTGGAATCCTTATATTTAAATATATAATTGCCGGTAATTGGAATAAGATCACTGACGTGTGAAACGATGTTTTTGATCATATTTAAGAATGTATTTACAACAACATTTCTGCGTCGATTTGGCTTATAATAAGTAAAAATCCATTCCACATTTGAATGCTCATTGCATTCGCGTGGAGTATTGAAAATAAACTTAATCTTGTAGTCCTCATTTGTTGCTGTGTCGCGGAAAATATACAATTCGTTCTTTTCTTTTGAGTGATCGACATTACTGCGCCCACTCGAACGCTTACTAGATTTTCTTATATCTAGTGATGGATAATAACAACTCTTCATTAGTTTTCTTGAAAATTGATATTCCGCAATATCGTTTGTTATACTAAACGATGCAGACGAATCCACATTTCCGTTATTATCAATCACACTTACATCTACAAGTTCCTGAGTTTTTTCTATCGCGGACTCGGATTCTTCACCTTCATCGCCATAATCCATATTGGTTAGATTTGTGTCGGAATTGAAAAGCACGTGGTCATCGCTCTCGGTTAATTTCATCAAATTTGCACATTCCAATTCATATCCAATGCTTAAAATAAGATTGAGACCTTTTGTATTTGATAAATTACCCCCCAATGCTTTTCGTGTTTTACTATACATCATATAATAAATAATAATATTTTATTTACATATATCATATATAATGGACAACATTTTGAATGAAGCTAAATCCATAAACCATAATTCGTTTATTAATCACATTTTCTCTACTACCGAGGAGGGAAAAGCGGAGATCCTTAATGTTATTCAATATTCGCTATATGGTATTTTGCCCGTAGTTTTACTGAACAAAACCGTCCAGAAATTCATCCCTGAAGCCGATGTCGAAAAGTCGTCGCTCGAACTTTTAGCAGAAATCTTTATTCAAATCGTTATTATGTTTGTCGGGATTATTTTGATCCATCGCGGTATCACATATTTCCCTACATACAGCGGGTTTAAATATGAGCAACTTAATTTGACTACTGTAGTATTGGCGTTTTTGGTAATTGTTTTGAGTCTCCAGACCAAGCTCGGAATCAAGATCAATATCTTGGTTGATCGTGCCGTAGAAATGTGGAATGGCCCTGGACAAGAGAGTAAGGACAAAATGCGCAAAAACAAGAATCCTGCTGTTCCCAATCATTCGCCCAGTCAAGCCGACCACGCCGACAGCCACGCTATCCAAACTGGTATGTTCCCACCACCTCCTGCAGTCACTAATGGAGGACACGGAAATGCCGGATACGACTATATGGTAAAGGTCAGTGGATCTGGCGCGCCATCAAGTGGGTCTGATTATTCGGATATGGGTCCCGCTCCCGCCAATGGTATTCTTGGCGGTGCATTCGGCAGCAAATTCTGGTAAATCAATAATAATTTGTATGTAATAAATTATTATATAGAGGAACGCACTTAGATTATATCATTTTCGATCCAACTGTGAACCATAAAACAATTGATACTAAACTACCAAATACAAATCCATAACCGGCGGATACTAATGATTTCCCCATCAAATAATAGAAGGCAACCGGCATTATAACATACGACAAAATGGCGTAAAAAGCCATTATTCCAATAAAAGTTGAGAGTTGCGACATTATATAGTTATGTGTTATTTTATTTTACGATTATCATAAAATTGAATATTTTGGCTACCATATTTATTTGTTTCAAAACTTATATTACTAACATAATACAATGAATATAACACCTGAGGAATATAATACTGTGAAATTTTATCAAGACAGTGGATTTTACTCGATCAATACATATTTGCGTAAAAATGAATTTATACCAGAAAAATTAGATAGCATTCAAGCTCATATTAAAAATTTGGATAATTTATTCGAAAAATCAAATAAAACAGATAAAATTATTACATTATACAGAGGCGAATCAAATGTGTACGAGGGAATAAATTTAGGTTTTATTTCAACTTCAAAAAATTTACATATAGCCAAAAAATTTGCAGGAAGCGCCGGTGCGGTTTGCGAATTGCATATACAACCAAATATACCTTATGTGGAAATAAACACCTGGAAAAATTCGGAAGCCGAAATCATTTTACCGAGAGGGCTAACATTTACTGTTAAATCTAAAAAAATTACAAAGAAATCGAAATATTATGTTATAGATGTTTCTTAAACCTTTGCTCATTTATTATGTTTAAATAATAAGTTTAATAATTTCTCAAGTAGTCAAAGCACATTGCGAGTGTTGTGCACAAATTGCCTTCTTTGTCCACATTCTTGAAAGTTTGGTGATAATCGAGTCTCGAATCGTCGCTAAAATCTACGTAATGAATAATGGAGAAATGACACCAGCTAGAAATGTATCTGCGAATGAAGGTAAATACTTCTTCTGCGGTAGCTACATCTTCAAGGATGTCTTCATTCTCCTCGCGATACCAATGATTTCCACTAATAGTGAACTTGTTGGTCTCTTTTGTGAACGATACTGTAAACTGGTAAGAATAGCTATTAATCAGAGCACAAGTGTGCTCACGTGGGTTTAAAACAGATTCACTTAAAACATTCATTTGTTTTTATTGCAATAAAATATTTAATTTGTTTTATTAAATATTTTCAGATAGTCAAAGCACAGTGTTAGTGTTTTACCATTTCTCATAAAATTGAAAGCGCGGCTACTATATTTAATTATTTCAAAACTTAAATTATTAACATATTTAATTCACAAACCAAATTACTAACTAACTAAGAAAATGTCTAGAAAACTATTTTGCCCTGTATGCAAGAAGCACGGTAAGTCTGAAGCAGAATATACATCTCATAATGCGCGTGAAGGAAATGATGAATCAAGTCCACCTTTATGTCCTATTTTGTTGGATATGAAGTGCAACCGATGCGGAAATTTTGGACATATTGCAGCGCGATGTCCCGATAAGAGTTGCGTGTTCTGTAATCAACCTGGACATACTGTTTATTATTGTAGAAATGGGCCACGAGAAGAAATTGACGCATTTCTCAAACAACGCAACTTAGAATATGAAGATCGTAAATGGCGAAATAATAATAACCGATTTGATAAACGTAATGAGCAGTCTAGATTTGGTGAATCGATGCGACCAAACCCATTTAGACCACAAAGAGGTGATTCTTGGATGCCTTTGAATAACCAACAATGTGCACAGAATTTACAAGAAATATCATTGAATGGACCTTGTTCAATTAAAATGCCGAATTTGGAAATGTCGGAGCCAAAGAATGAGTGCGTTCAGACATCTGATAAAAAAGATGATATTCGGACATCTGATTTCCCTTCCTTGGATAAAAAGGATGATTTCCCTTCCTTGGATAAAAAGGATGATTTTCCAGCTTTGGGCAAAAAGGATGATTTTCCAGCTTTGGGCAAAAAGGACGACTTTCCTGCCTTGGGCAAAGCAAAGACAACCAATGTTCCAAAGATGAATTTTGCTGGAATTGCGAGTATTATGACTGAACCAAAACCGCTAGTAGTTGCACCAACCGAAAAATATGAAAAAAAAATTGAAGATACGCCTCAAGTATTACGAAATATGGAATTAACTGTTGATGAGTATAGAGATATATTATTTAATAAGCTTGTAGATACTTATTACAATACTGGTAAGAATAATACTGAGCCATGGGATATGGCGTATAAGAGAATTATGCGGACTGTTGATAGAGATGTTGCGGAATATGAAAGATACTTAGCTTCTATGAAACCAAATAATAATAATTATGACTATGATGATGATAATTGGTAAAAAACCTTGTATAAAACCTTGTAAAAAACCTTGTATAAAACCTTGTATAAAACCTTGTATAAAACCTTGTATATAAATTTAATTAATCAAAAACAGCATTTTATTTTTTATGAAATATATATAATGAAAACAGAAGAGTATTTATGGATAATTGCAAGTTTGGTTTTAGTAATTATTTGGATATATCTAAAAGATTTTATCAGAACTGACGGTGTAACAGACATTTATCCGCCAATAATTGCTTTTGCTGGCGTTTGGTTAATTTACAAATTCATAGACAATAAAATTTATAAAAACATAAAACGGGGGTTTTAAATCGTTGATTTTTTATCTACATTATTGTAGGGCACTTTCCTGGTTGACCGTTCTCCTACAAAACACTAAAATGCCTACATTATGGGGGTGAAAAACATTGCAAAAATATTATAAAAAGTCTATCTAGCTTGATACCCCTCTTTTTTGTAGAAGACAGGATGACTTTTTGGTTTTGGACATTTTTCAAAATTAATAAATGTCCATTTTTGATTTCCTCGAAGAAATGTTTTTTGGGCGCACTGAAAAATTTGGAAGAGAATGCACATTTTATTGGCGCATTGAAAATGCAGCGAATGTAAGAATATTTAAAATGGATTGAAAAATATTTTTGGGGTATTTTTTTGGACATTTTTCATTTTTGGACATTTTTGGCTCATTTGGCTCAAATTACTTGAGCCAAAATAAATACAATGTTTTTTCCTACAATCTTCTAGGGAAAAATAAATTTAAAAATGAATGAAAACCCGATTTTGGCTCAAATTGAGTTGAGCCAAAAAAAGGACATTTATTCCCTTTTTGATCCTTTATTTCCCTTTTATTTTTCCTCTACAATCTTGTAGGGCGTTTTCCCGGTCGGTCATTCCTCTACAAAACACTAAAATGCCTACATTATGGGGGTAAAAAATACTATAAAAATATTATAAAAAGTCTATCTAGCTTGATACCCCTCTTTTTTGTGAAAGACAGGATGACTTTTTGGATTTGGACATTTTTCAAAATTAATAAATGTCCAAA